ACGCCCCGGATCATCCGAGTTGCGTTCTCAAGGTCAGCTCCTCCCGCAGTGGGGTTGACGGCTTGAGAACCAACCGCTTCAGCTGCACCAATAGGGTTGGCCATTGTGTTATCGGAACCCATCTGGGTGCCTACCACAGTGGGTGTACTAACAGCTTCGGGGGATTGCTGGTTAGCAGCAGGATTAGCGAGAGCACGGCGCTGCATTTCGTAAGCCAGACCAGGGAACTTCTGTGCCCAAATCTCAAGGTCTGCAGACATCTGCGGGGAGCCGCCAGTCCCGCCGACATACTTCAGAAGTTCACGATTAACTTCCGGTTGAGCGGAATAAGCTGCGCGAGCACGGTAATAGTCAGCGATGTTCTTATATCGCTCAGGACTCATAGGCTCCATCAGGCGCTCAGCCGCAGCAACCCGTGGATCGGCCTGAGCAAGTTGCTCCCGCCTTTCACTTGCACGGTCACCGTTGGTTACGACGGGAGCGGGAAGCGTGGGGTCAACGTTGGAGCCACCGGGAGGAACTGCGCCAGGAAAGGTGGGAGGAGCAACCGTCGGGTCGATTGGAGGAACTCCAGGAGGTTGAGCGGTCACAGGAGTTTCAAGAGTCGGGCTGGGTTGCGTTTCAGGCTGGCCAGCCATTTGATCGACTGCCTCGTTAATACCTTGAGGCATCGAGGGGGCTCTATCGCCGCCTCCAGCCATACGGCTAAGACCAGCAACGCCAAGACCACCAGCGGTCAAACCAAGACCAGCCAGAATCGCGGGGTCGACATTTCGGAGAAGACCGAAATCAGCCTTCTGGACGCCAGGAACAGCAGCTGAAAGCATCTCAGGGTCAAGGACGCGAACACTGACGTCTTCGGCGGTCTGATTAACAACGCTACCGCCGGGTGAGCGGACCAAAGCACCCGGATCGCCAGGGCGAGTCATGGCAGAGCCACGGGTGGGAACCATCGGTCCTCCCTGAGCCAAACGAACGGCAGTGGGAAGGTCGTTACCTGCTTCGATAAAGTTAATAACCTTATTTCCGTTAGGACCAGTAATAGCTTCGACGACTTCAAGCATCGGAGCACCGGTCTTCTGCGCTAAAGGAGCAGAAAGCTCAGCAATTGCACGGAAAGTACCAGGGTCAGCCTGACGCAGCGACATAAGCTCATCGCTCATGCGTTGAACGTTGAACTGAGGTTCAGGAGCGGGAGCACCACTCATTCGAGCGGGACCCTGGACCGCCGTGGTACGGGGGACTTGACTCAAGCGAGCCTGACGAGCAGCTTCCTCAAGGAAGGAAGGGCTAGCGCCACCCCGCTGAAGACGCATCAAGATCTCAGGGTCAACCCGTCCCATAAGACCTGCTTGCTCCGCTTCGGTGGCAATGCCGCGCATCCGAGAAGCAGAAGATTCAGCAGGAAGAGCACGCTGCTCAGAACGAATAACATCCGTAACGTCTTCACCCGCAGATTTTGCGGGGGAATAAGCCCGTGCTCCTCCTCCGGGTTGACGGAGATCAAGACGAAGTTGACTACCCTGAAGAGGTTCAGGGGCACGAGAAGGACGGATTTGCTCAATAGCTTCCTTTACTTCTCGTGCTTGCTGAGGCGTAATTCCTTTACCGCCAAGAGCACGCTGAATAAGATCAAGAGTATCGTCCGCACTTGACTTGGCACCCCTTGCAAAGTCGGAAAGACCTTGGACAATATTTAAAAACCCTTCGGGAGACGCCACAGGGATACAGAGCTAGCTGTATATGAGTTTAGCGCCAATTAGCGTAAAAATAGAGTCGATCAGAACGAGAGACATCCGGAGGACCCGGAATAGCTTGAATAAACTCTCCGCCGCTTCTCTCAAAACGGTAGCGAGAGGCCACGGGATCTCGATAGTTAGCCACATAGAGCATCTGTGCCAAGCGATCACACTCGTAGAGATAGTTCTCGCGCCAGATACGCGCAGTCTCACGTTTATCTTGAATATTGATCGAGCGGCTGACGTCGCCAAGAATCGTTTCCTGGCGGCTAGTTGCGCGACCTGTTGCTAATTCAGTCAGACGCTCAGCGTCTTCGCAACGTTCGACCTGTTGAACAATTTTGTCGTAATAAAACTCACTCGGAATGCTGTTGCAAGCCTCAAGAAGTCTTGCGTAATCGCCAGCCGGGACTGTGGCGATGTTATACGCTAAATGGTACGCAACACGACTGAAATTAAAGTCATCAAGCGCATAACCAAAGACCTGCGCCGGATTTCGCGTCAGCTGATTAACAGCTGAGTAGATAATTTCTCGCTTAGACGCGTCAGTGGTCGTGGCGTTAAATACAACGCCTTGTTGAGCTAAATAACTCTGAATCTGTTCAAGTTCGTTCGGAGTTAATTGCGCCACGACCTAAAGACACCTATTTCTTTTATTCTACGTACACCGAACCCGTAGCAAACACTTCTTGCCAATCAACTCGTTTGATTGATTCAAGCTGCTCGAGCTTGCTGAAGCGTTCGCCAGGCAGCGACTGTCTTAATTCGACGATTTCTTTAGCTGTTTTTAGGCCGACGCCAGGGAGACACTGAGTCAGACCCTCAGGAGTCAGATTATTTAAGTTAATTCGATCGTCGACAGGAGGGAGGGGCTTCACAACCTTGGGAGCTTCCTCTGAGCTCTGGACTCTCTTGCGGCCACGGCGTGTACTCAACGAGTTTGCACCGGGTTGAGGCTCTTTATCTTCTTTGAAGTCTTCAACTTGGTCTTTATGTGCAAAAAACACCTTGCCTGAGGTGCTAGACCGCACCATCAAGAACTCACCTTCATCATGGGTGGAAATCACGTCAACCTTGATTCCACTGGGCTTGTAAAGATGTGCAGCCATCATCTGAGGCAGTATGTAGGCAGTACTTTAGTTCAAACTTAGGTAAAATAAACACACTAGTCGTAGAAAGATGCCTAAACCGCGTTTCGCAGGTGCAAGATTAGGTTTTCTCAAGGCACTCCCAGTTGTAGGTGATGTAATTGCCGTTGCTTCAGAGTTAGCTAACCCCGAAGCAAGCCCTGCGCAGCGTGTTGTTAATGCAGGTATTGTCGGTGGAGGTGGTTTATTCTTGAGTGCGGCTACCGCAGGCCTAGATTTTATTCCTCAAGCAGTTGACTTCGCAAATGACCTTACGGGTGGCCCAAAAGGACCAGAAAAATTAAGGCAAATGCAGGCATGCGCTACAGTTACAAACCCCGATAAGCATTTACGAGCACTTTCGACAAAATTAGGACCAGATAAGTACAACAACTTTTATGGAACTGACTTCGCACGGGCGGCTGATCAATGTGGACAGAGTATGATCCCCCCTCAGTACAAAACTGAAGAGGAGAAAATCAAGTACCTCCAATATCTTGGCTCCGGAATGGGTCGTATGTTCTAACTTTCGAAACAATTGTCGATATCTTTAGTTAACTGACCTAAGAACTCAGCCCTTTTCTCCCAGGTGTCCCCTCCCACCTGGCCTTTTTTTGGGTTGATACACTCTGGATCGTTGACCTTGTTGCAAACAAGACCCGCAAGGTCTAATTCGTTGCCTTTGCAACCAGTTCGCCAGTGGTGAACGCCGTTTAACCACAGAGCGCCACATTCTTTGCACTCTTTACGATCTAGTTTTAGATCAGAAAACTCCCGATCGTCCATATTACACAGTCAATATGGTACACATAAAGAACTCTAGGCTTGGAATATCTTAAATAAGCCGAAGATATCGTTAAAAAGGTCATACCAAGACAAAAAAAACCCCTCCCGAAGGAGGGGCTCCGTGGTTTCGCGAGGAAACTCTATCAGGAAGGAGAGGTCGAGGTGTAGATCTGCGACTCGACGACACCATCGGGCTGCAGAGCCAGATCCTGACGCTCGGGGGGCTCGTCGGCAACGATCCAGCAGACTTCGCAGATTGCGAGAGCCTTGTCCTTGCCGGACAGCTTGCCAGCACCAGCGCGGGGATCGTAGATACCCGAACCTTGAGCCAGACCGGAGGCAGAGGCGCCACCCAGGTCGGTGGTGGTGAACAGCTTCCACTGAGTCTCGGAACCCAGAGCAGCGAGGCTGCTGGAGTCGATGATGTTGGTGGAAGCAGTGCTGCCGTTAGCAATGCGGCTGGAGGAGCCGGTGATCGAAGCACCGAACTGACCAGACACCACAGTGCCGTCGTCAAGCAGACCTTGACCCACAGCGGGGATCAGGGTCAGCTGAGGGGTGGCAGAACCACCGGCAACGCCGGAGCTCACAATGTCGCCGCCATCAACGCGCAGGGAAGCGCGATAGACGTAAGCGCCAGCGGGAGCTTTGATGCCATCGGTGATATCAGCCCGGACATCCTTATGGAAGTCGGGAGAAGGAACGATGACTTCGGCGTTCAGGAAGGGCTGTTCGGCGCTGTTCTGACCCGAGCCATAAGGACGGGTGTAGTAGGACAGCTGGTTGGTAGAACCCAGATCCTGATAGCTCAGGTCCACGTAACCAACGGCCTGCTGAGCGATCCAACCGGGGCGGAAGACCACGCCGACAGGACCACCAACGGGCTGGTTGGTGTAGCTGGTTTGAACGCCGTTTGCGTTCTCGAACTGAACGGTCTTTTCTTCGTGCCAGTAACGAAGAACGTTCGTGTAGTTGCCAGGATAAATCTTGGCAACGTGTAACTGGTTAGAGTTGATCGCCATTGTTAGTTACCTCCTTAAGCGTCGAAAGAGTAACCAACGGTGACGAAGTCAGCGTTCAGGAGTTCGAAACCTGCGTACAGGCTCCAAATCATCATGATGAAGCGGCTGAAATCGTCGTTGTTGTTGAGGAGCACCTGGGCATTGTTGCCACCGATGCCAACGCCAACGGCCTGGGGACCAAAGAAGATACCGACAGCTGCGTTGTAATCAGCGGCGGTAGCAGCGATGGTCGCGTTCTGGGTTTGGGTAGGCATGTTGGTCGATTCGAAGAATCGCACGCCTTCAAACACGAAGCCGGTGGGCATGATGGGCTCGCCAGCCACGAAGGTGGCTTGACCGAAGCCCTGACCCATGTACAGCGCAGCGTTGGGCTGCATGCCGGACATGAGGGGGTTGATCTGACCGTTGCCAGGGTAACGAGCAACTTCGCGGAAGTCGCTGTTCTGACGCAGGTGCATCAGGAAGGTGGGATCGCAAACGCAGCGATAGAAACCATCCTGGAAGGTGGGGGTGTTCCGCTTACGCAGGGACTTGACCACGCGGAGGAGGTCGTCCTTGACGTCGAACTTAGCTTGCTCGGCGTTGGTGTAAGTCAGAGCACCGGTAGCCAGATCGCCGGGGAAGTAGTAACCACCCTGGGAATCAGTGGCTTGACCCTTGGAGACAGCTTTCAGGAGTTCGTTGATGAACACCCGATCACGCCACCGACGGTAGTCATCCAGCAGAGTCAGGCTGCCGATGGACTGGTGGAAGGTGGTGAGGTTGCCGGTGTCCAGCAGAAGACGCTGGGCGGTGATCAGAGTCTCGCGAGCAATCTTAAAGGTGCTCGGCTGAGTCGGATCGGACGGGTCGGCAGGTCCGGTGTACTCCTTAAGAGTAACCAGAACCTTGTCTTTCACGATATTGCGGCTGTTTGCAGTACCGATGGTCTGCTCAGCAGTGCGCTCGCGAGATTCTTTGGAGCCGGGGTTACCGAAGAAGCGGTAACGATCCAGTTGTACAGTCTGGCCGGGTTGCTTCGAGAAATCGTGAACAACCACAGGCTCCGCAGCCATCTCAACGATGTATGCGGGGTGCGGACGGTACAGTTCAGCACCAAGAATCTTCGGAAAATCATTATCGATAAACATCGATATGACTCGGAAGAAACTACAAGATAAATATTAACCGGTCTAAGTACACATACTACTCTTAAACAGTTGCATACTTAGCGTTTAGACACTTTTTTGGTTTGAACTATTAACTCCAGGGCTAAAGGTGCGCACCATGTTCCTGACCCCCTCGCCCAGGACACCGTATACAGAACCATAGTTCGGAACATATCGCGTGGACTTACCTCTGTAAGAGCTTCTTGTAACCGTGCTCATAGAGCCCGGCACATCGCTTCGAACTGACTCAACGTAGGTCTTGCAATAAGCGGGGTAGTTGTATTGCCATGCGGCTCTAGACCCCGAAGTATCGTTCGTCGGGTTAGTGAGCATGGGGGTCTTAACACGCTCGTAAGACCCCGGTCCTCCTGTGATACCTCCAGTACTAGATGTGTTATCTGAAGGTGTCTGAAAAGGTGCGTAATTTTGGTTGTCCGGCACACTGCCGCCGAACCAAGTGTACGCACCAAAATTTCTCAGACCTGGCTGTGGGCCTAGAGCAGTCTGAACTGTACGACCGGCAACGCTATACAAACCTTGCGCTCTAAAACCGTCGTAGACAGTGAGGAGACCTGACGCAGCCGCATAAGAGTTGTTGTAATCAGTCCAATAACCAGATACAGCAGGAGGGACAAAGCGCCATTCAGTATTTAAAAACCCACTGATATTTGGGGGACCTACAGGAATATTTCCGAAATCTGCCCCCTCGTCGTTTACCCCATACCAAGTCTGTTTGAGCCCACTCGGCGTTACGTAACCACTCGACACAACTACATAGGTATCCCTGACATCCAAGTTGTCAGCCGTCCTCTGGGGACCTGACTGAATACGGTGATACAGGTTTTTATCGTATTTCCAGTTTGTTTGAGGCGTGTAACTCATGGGTCGGCCCTTTTTAAATACATTTTACTTGGTCTAAAATTTATACAGATATAAAAAGTAGATGCAGCTACCAGCTGAAGAGACTGTGTCTTACTTTCTGGCAGACCCAGAGATGGCAGCAGCCTCGTTTTCAGGCTCTGTCACAGATGTCCTAGTGCACCCTCAAAAATTCAAAAAATTTCTTCCTTACTTAATTAAAACCGTCTTGGCTGGGTACTTACTCGCTACCTATGTAAGTCCCGCTATAGTTGAAAAATTCAAGCTGACACAAAAAGAGGCCTTAGCGGCCTCCTTCGTGGTTGGTTATGCAGGTATTCGAATTCTTAACCATCTGGAGAGAGTCGCAGAAGAAGAACTCAAAAAAAGAATGGGTTCTAGAGCTCAGTCAATGACCAAGGATTCATCAAACGAGTCGGAAGACTGAGGCTCCTGGGTAGGTTGCTGAGCAGGCTGCTCGGAGGTAGCTGCGGGCTTAGGTGCCTCAACAGGATTTTTACGACGAATGTCGCCTAAAGCACGCATGGTGTTTCTCTGGTTCTTTTAAAAGATTAGCAAGAAAAAACCCCTCCTTTTCAGGAGAGGCTGATCACCTAGTTTTTCTGAATCAAGCGGCGTCCATGAACAGAAGCTTGCTACGCAGAGCTTCGGGCTGCATACCGCTGAGATAACGCCAGGCGTTCTCAGGGCTGCGGTTCATGACATCGCTGAATTGCTCCCACTGGTGTTGAGGAGCTGCACCCTGCTGCTGACCACCAACGTTGGCGGGAGGGGCAGGCATGTCGTACTGCGGCTTATAAGCCGCAGGAGCTTGCTGAGCCACAGGTGCTTCATCGATATCGACGGGAACGACTTCGGTGAAGAAACGATCGGTGTAATTAGCGAGATGATCCGGGCTAGTCAGGATCGTCTGCATGGCGTTGTGACGCTCAGTCAGATTGTCAAACTCGCCAGCCTGATTGATCAGAAGATCTTCCAGTGCGCAAGCGTACTGGTTCAGGATGCCAGGAGCCTCAATACCGAAGTGGTTAACGACGGCTTGAGTTGCGTCGCTGAGACCGTTGGCGCCGTTCGTCTGGGCCGTAGAAGCCTGAGAGGAAAGCGGGGTCTGTGAGGCGTTGGTAGACGAGGTCTGCGCTACCTGCTGTTCCTGGTAAGCCCAGGGCTGGGCCTGTAAATTCTGACTGTTCTGTTGAGTAGCCAGCTGAGGTGCCGCCTGGGAGAGCGACTGTGGTGCCTGGCTGAGGGATTGCGAGTTGACCTGGGACAGGACCCGCTCCAGGGAACCCATCGCTGCTTCCCAAGGATTGCTCGGGGAGGAGCTGGACGTTAACTGGCTGAACTGGTTGCTGGAAGAAGGGACCGTAGCCGGTGCCACCTGCGACGGCGGTTGGGCTGTAGGTACCGAAGCTACCGCCGGGGTAGCTGTTTGCGCCACCCACTGCGGGTAGGCGGTTGAGCCCTGGTCCGAGGTTGCCGCCGGGGCTGCCGCCGGGGAGACCGGGCTCGGGGTCGAAGCTTGGATCTGCTGGCTCATAGCTACCCGAGTAGGTTAATTCTTCCGCTAGGTGATCGAATGTCCTGTAAAGGAGCGGAGTGATATTCAGTCTAGGATCAGCCGCAAGCGGTTGGTTAGGCGCAAGCGGATGTGGAGACTGCAACATCTGGGATAATAATACCAGAAATTGTTGCATTGCAGATTGAGTCTGTTGCACCATGCGGAAGGGGAAACCCTTCAACATTTCAGCTCTTTCAGAGTCAGTTTTTTCGGGGAAAAGGAACTTCAGAGCTTCGACGCTGTGTACACCTAACTCCTGCAGGTTCCTGACCACGACTGACTTCTGCTGCACGTCATATGCAGTGTCCTCGTAAACATCTCCCTGATATCGGTAATCAACTTCTCGATCACCATCCTCAGGAAGACCCACCACGCCTAGTGGTACTTTGTTTTCCGCGAGAGCTTGTTTCATAACCGCATCGAGTTTTTGCTCGAAGCGCATTACGGCTCTTTGATACTTCTCGGTTGCTTCTTGATCCGCGTCATTAGCGGGCGGTTTGGGTTCTTTAAGCCCACTAGCCAGCAAAAATGACTCACGGAAGATAGTCTCCTGGTGATAAATCATCATCTCCAGAAGACGGCAGAAACCGTAGATAAGGAAACTCTTATTTTTACGAAGTGCGGTCGCTTGGGCACGACCCATCAGACCTTTGATCTCAGTTGCCGTGGCACCCGCCGAAATAGAGATCTCGTCAACACCGCCAAGAGCTGTACGAATTTCTTCTCGCAAAAGCAACGTGTAACGGTTCATATCACCGTTAACCGGGTCTGGCGTCATGTAACCGACGCGATCAGACGCCTCAACGTTGGCGATGATCCGAGGAACTCGGAGACCACCGCCCATAGCAGTGCCAAAAGGCTCGCTTACTCGAGTAGAGGGCGAGTCCATGCCCGCAAAACCACTCTGACTGCTGATGGTCGGGCGGAAATTGCTCTGGCTATCACCTGCTTCGACCAGATCGCTACGAGGACGAGAGCTGATGAGCGTGGGGTTACCGAAAAACTCGATATTTTTGGCGATATTGCGAGTCAGTTGGTCATGAAGCACGATCTGCTCCATGAAGGGGTCGAATTCACCCTCACCTTCCGTCCCACTTGCGCTGGGTTTGTTTAAAACCTCCACAGCGGGGATAAACCCAAGCGTATTGGGGCGATTTTTGGCTGGAGTTAGAACAGAACCCGGTTCTAAGTCGAAACTAAGCTCTGTATCAGTCTCAATCTCACTAATTGTTTCGGCAGTAATAGAAAGTCGGACGTATCGCTTGTTTTGACCGGACGTAGTGCTCGGTAAACCAAGGCTACCCGCCTTAACCTTGTAGCTATAGATAATGATGACTTCTTCGACCTCACCATTCAGGTCGTGATAGACCCGGTACTGGTTCTTGTTGAAGAAATAGATTTGATATTTGAGTTTTGCGTCTGGCCGAAAGTAAAAAAGACCGCAACCGTCGATTAAAAAGTTCCGAATAATCGCTGGAAAGCGAATATCGATCTTATTGAGGGTAATTACATCGTCGAGAAACCTAGTTCGACTCTTATAGGTGTCTTGATCGCAGTAAAAAGTCAGACCCTTCTTGATCATCAAGAGGACCATCTGCTGAATATGACTCAGCACAACCATCGTGGACGATTGGCTGCTTCGATCCTGAGTGCGAGCCGCCTCAAGAATCTCTGAAAACCTATTTCGAGTATCTGCGGAGGCGGTCGACATTCATTTATTAGATAAGTGGACCCTTAGTCGGGATCATTTTTTAGAACTCATCGCCTTAGCTTTGCGTGCCTTAGCGAGCGCGTCCTTACGCTTCTGATTTTTACCTTTAAGCTCTTCCCCGCTAGGAGCTTTTTCTTCCTCACGCTTCTCTTCGAAACGCTTGAGGAGTTCGGGAGGCATCTTATCAGCCATCGGGAAGAAGATACTTTTTCACTCTGTCCAGTTTAACCGCTTCTTCGGGCAAATCCTCGATGGGGTACCTAGTTAATAGATGATCTTCTCGGCCAAGCATGTCCGTGGCACCTTCTTGAGGCACAAAATTAGCACACAAAGCCTGTACCTCAGGACGATCCCAGATGTAATGCTCTGCAATAGAGCTCAACTTACGTGCTCGTTGCCCTGGAGTACCCATCCAGCTGAAGTGCCAACCCGCATCGCGCAAACCGATAAATTTACGATTCGGTTGCTCACGAATACGGGTTAAAGACCCGTGGTCTTTGAGTGTGCCAACAGTACACGCGGTCGCACATCGCCATTCGAACAACTCCCCTTCAGGCGAGAACAGCTGAAGGTCAGCACGTCCATAGTGCATAGACATATTCAGACCGAAGATCTTGGAGGGGTTCTCTGAAAGAGCACTCTTTAGATCGTCAAAACAGTCCCAGTTAGGCAGCTCATCGCAGTCAGAACAAATAAAGACTGCATCTTCCGGTAGGAAAAAGAGTGCCTTAGCCAGTGCGTCCCTCTGACCACGCTCTCTAACCCAAGGATCAGGAGCTTCCTCCTGAGATGGGAGTTTTACCTCAAGGACTTGGATGATATCAGAGGGTAGTTTGAGCTCTGAAATTGTGTCCTTGAGAGTAAAAGGCTTAGGGTCACCTCTATGAGTTCTATCACCCTCGGCGATAATGAAACCGTCAACGTGGTCCTTGAGGGCATTTATGCGGAGCTCAAGTAACTCTTTCTCGTTGAAGTAGGTGAAGGTGTCAACAAGCATCAGGCAGGAAGCAGGAACTTGTTTACGCGGGGGAGCGTGAATATGCCCTCAGGAAGTTTGTCGAGAGGAAAACTTTCAATAATGTGATCCTCTCTGCCGAGCATGTCTACGCCACCGGGCGTCGCTGAAAACTCAGCACATTTTTCCTCAACGTCAGAGGTGTCAGTTTCCCAGTGGGCGTAGGACTTCAACTTAGCCAGTCGGCGGTCTTTGTCCCCCATCCAGCTGAGGTGCCAACCAGCATCAAGTTCCCCGAAAGTCACATAGTCAGTCTCAGCTCGCATAGATGAGAGCGTGCTGTGAGCTTTAAGAGTATTTACTGTCGCAGCAAAGGCGTTACGCCAGTTGAAGGGAGAACCGTCGGGAGTGACTAACTGGCGATCAGCACGTCCGTAGTGCATCGACATGCTTAGCTTTACAACCTTGCCAGGGTTTTCCTCAACAGTCGAAACAAGATCGTTTAATTTATCCGGATTGGCTATCTCATCAAGATCCGAACAGATAAAGACGGCGTCATCAGGGACCATATGCAGTCCCACACTTGCTGCATCCCGCTGACCCCGCTCTCGTAGCCACGGGTCTGGAGCTTCTTCCTTGGAGGGAAGCTCTACGTGTAGGACTTGAATATTATCGTCTGGAATACCGAGTTCTTTAAGAGTCTCCAAGCAAGTAAACGGTTTCTCTTCACCTCTGTGCGTTCTATTCGCTTCGGTAATAAGGAAACCGTCAACGTGCTTCTCTAGAATGCGGATACGCAGCTCAAGAAGCTCCTTCTCGTTGAAGTAGGTGAAGACGTCTAAAAGCACGCTGGCAGCATCAAGACTGCCAACATACTAGTTCAACCTGCTTCAGTTAAGTACTTTCCTGCTCGACGTTTAGCCCTGGACATAATTTCTCTGTCTTGCTCAAGGGCGTCAACGGGACCCTCGACACCATCGCCGTAAGTAACAGTCGGAGTAGAGGGTGCTTGAGGAGTGGGTTGCCCGATCAGTTCAGAATCTTCGTCAGCCGACATCTGAGCGAAAGCCGAGTCAGCAGTTTGATTAGCCCGACGCTGTTGGTCAGCTGCAAAAACTTGATCCTGGTAGGCCTTAGAGAAGTTAAAGGCGTAGGGAACAAATTGATTAGCCATCAGTAAAGCACCTTGACACTGTCGACATTGCCGCCGCTAATAGCTGTGGCTGCGAAGGGAAGTACCTTGTTTGCACCAACCTCAGCAAGAATCCACTGGCCTGGAGCGTCGTTCAACTCGATGTAAAAGGTGTCGGTAGCGTCCCCTTCGATATATAAACCACGGCAGGTACTAAACCGCTTCTCCCCGTCAGCAGGTGCCCAGGCAAAACCGCTCGCATACGGCAGACTGGCCTGCTGAGGAAAGACAGAACCAAAAGCGCGGATATCCATAAGTAAGAAGCCTCAGTAATAGTTTAACCTTCTTGCTCAGCAATTTCGATGAGCTTGTTTATATACCATGCACACTTTTTGAGATCCTCAACACCGTTCTTGTGCTCGGTGCGCCATAGATACTTAATCGCCGAACCTCGGCAAAACCCTTTAAACCCTTCAGGTCCAAGAGACGCCCTCAGAGCATCGATGCATTCGATCTCACCTTGATTGTAATGAGACGGATGAGAGACACGATCGCTCATACAACGAACATCTCAGAAATATCCATGAGGGTACCATCCTCATCAGCTAGAAGCGTGCTGTACTTTTTATCTAAATGCTCCACTAGGCCACAGGGGGCGATGACAACCTTATCTTTGTCTCTCACAACTGGCACCACTCGACGATGTTCCTGCCCTTGCCTAAGTCCCTCAAAGGCAAGTCCCATAGAACTTCTGTCGGCAATCGGCCAACAACGGTGACGAGTCAGTTCGAAACTTCTGGCTGAGTCACAGCTCTGCGAATAGATATAAGTCTCCGCCATCTTCTGATCCAGGACCATTAGACCCATGTAGGGGTTACCCAGAGAGACAAAACCCAGGAGATTCAGCGTGGGCGTCAGATACGCCTGCACTTGATAAGGTCGATCACCCCAAACATCTGGCGTAGGTCCCGTCAAACGCCATTTTCTGTAGTTATCAAACGGAACGCATTTATGGTCGTACCGCTCATAACGGCAGAAACCTGGCTCAAGATTTAACGGCTTAAGGAACTGACGGTAAGTTAACCAATAGATATAGTGCTCACTGGTGAACACCATGTCATTTTCGCTGTAGACATAGATGTCATAAGACTTGGTTTCAACAGCCAACTTCAGTGTCGGTTTGTGTGACCAGCAAAGAGCAAACCCCTGATACTCAGGACCCGCAACCAGAACACACAGACTCAGTGTCTCGAGGTTCGGTTCAAGAACCGCTAAGAGGGTCTCCTTATCCTGTTTGTGCTCATGATCGATATAGATAAAAACATCCTTTTGAGCAGCAGGGATCTCCTCATAACCCCTCAAGACCTCTAAGAGCTGATCGACACGTGAAAGTGGGTCGTGAGCGGTGATGTTGAACATCACCCTGTAAGTGTTCATTACAGCTGCGTCGTAACGCCAGGATTCCACGATCATTGATCAGTACTCCGTGTGGTAGTTACCACGGCGCTGCAGGAAACACACGAGGTGTGTATAAGCGTCAAGCAAGTCGTCGTGAGAGGTGGCACCGATGTTAATAATCTGATCAAAGAGCTGATCAAATCTTCGAAACCGGTTGAAGACCACCTTCTTGTTCTCCAGAAGCCCAAGGGTACCCCTGAACCGAGCGATCTTGTCTCCTCTGAAGCCTTTCACTTCATGAATGTGAAGATTCCCAAGGCCCCACTCGTTCAACATCACTCGTTTTAGATCTGCTGCAAGCGATGCTTGGTAAGCCACGGACTCAACCACAAGGCTGCAGGTGGAATACGTAGGGAAGTACTGCCCTTCAGTGTTTTCTTGAAGAATCCCCCACTCAATAAGCATCTTGCACAAAAGATCGATCTTCTCAAGGTTCCCAATCGATCGAACCTGATGGGCATCAATGATGTAGTACTGATCTTTGACTCTCCCTCCAAGAACAAAAGCGGTGTAATCAGAGGTTTCGTTCTTACTCGCTGAGAGGTCGATTCCGACAGCAAGAGAATCAAACTCCGTAACAACATCTCCCTTCACCAGGAGATCTGGCGAAAGGATCAGATCCGAAGTCATCACTGGTTGCTGCTGGTACTGGAAGGCGAATGCCACGGGGTCCAGCTCCTTCTGCCCGAGCAAGTACTCAACACTCCACTGCTCAGGCCAATAACTCACAGCCTCACCAGCGTTGTCATATGTAAGTGCTTCCTGCTGAACCTGCTTCCAGCCCTTCTCAGGCACGAACATCGTTTTATGGATGTCGAGGGGGTGGAATCGAGTACCTAGGCAGATAGCTCGACCACCTTCAAAAATAATCGGAGCGATAACCGAGCTCCAATTACCGTTCATCTCCTCCCTAATCGAAGGGTTTTTAATGTCAGTGCTCGATTTAATAGGGTCATCCACGATGACCAAGTGGGCACGTTTCGACGTGATCGAGCCTCGAAGACCTGTTGCTCGGAGGGTAAATTCTTCATCGCCCACTCGGCTGATGCCTGCGTAGTCGAAATCGATCGACCAACCAATATCCGACTGCATGCCAGCACGCAGTTGAACCTTTGGGAAGATTTTCTTAAATGTTGCAGAGTCGATGATCTGCTTAATAATTCGACTCTTCGGAATTGCTGTAGCGATGTTGTATGAGCAGTAAATGATCTGGAGCGGAAGGCCAGCAGTTGTATGCCTACCGATAATCCAGGCAGTGAACATATTAAGCACCGTGGACTTTGCAGAGCCTCGTGGAGCAAGGATGTCCAGATTGGAGCCTGCAATATCTAGTAAGTATCTATTGCTCTCACCTGTAATCAAATGCTTGTGCCACTCCAGCATATGAGCTGCAGGAGCTTTATCCATAATGGTACAGAACGTATGGAAGTCCTGTGATGCTCTAGTAAATATAGTATCTAACTCAGGTGCATCTGACTCAACAGCCTTAATAGCTCTAAGTTTTAGAGCACGTCGATACGCAAAACTCTCTCTACTCGGCATGTTCTTTAAAAAACTGTCTGTATACTGTCAGAAAGATTTTAACCCTGGCATGGCCAAAATTCTTTGGTACGGAGATATCCTTTCGAACACTGGCTTTGCTCGTGTAACACACAGTATTCTTGAGCACCTCGCGAAGGATAACGAGATTGTCGCTTTTGGAATTAACTACACCGGAGATCCTCACGACCTTCCTTTTAAGGTCTACCCAGCCTCTGCGCTGAACCCCAGCGATCGTTTCGGTATTCATCGTCTGCCTCTTGTCGTGCAACAAGAGAATCCAGATTTCGTCATCTGCCTGAACGACATCTGGATGGTGAATCAGGTGTGGGAGAGAATTCACCTCCTGAAGTCATCGATGAAGTTCAAGTTCATCGCTTACTTCCCCATCGATAGCGAGTGGTACATCGAAAACCACATGCGGTTTATCAAGGACTGGGATTTCGCGATCACATTCTCGATCGAGCAAGCTCAGCGAATTATAAAACATGGGGTCAAACCCAAGATGCTCGGGGTTATTCCCCATGGCTTAGACACTGGTAAGTTCCACGCTCTCGATAGAGATGAGTGCCGGAAGAAACTCAGTCTCCCTCTCGATAAATTTATTGTCCTTAACGCCAACAGGAACCAACCTCGCAAGAACATCGACCTAACGATCAAAACCTTCGTTAAGTTCGCAAAAGATAAACCTGATGCTTCGCTCTACCTGCATATGAGCGAGAAAGATCTCGGTTGGGATGTACGAGCCATCTTTAACACCGAAATGAAGCGTGCTGGTCTCGACCCAGACCAACGGTTAATCATGACCGCAAACAATATTGATTACACAAACGCCCCACCCGACGAGCTACTAAACATCATCTATAACGCTTGCGACGTGGGGCTTAACACCTGTAACGGTGAAGGCTGGGGGCTCGTGCCTTTCGAGCACGCGATTTGCAAAAAGCCTCAAGTCATGCCGAACCACACGTCATGCTCTGACGTCTGGAAGGGCAAAGCTCTACTGGCCGATGTCGCTGCCTGGATCTATGACAAGGATTTAGGGGTTGAACGTGGGATCGTCGACGTAGATGACGCGGCAGAAAAACTCTCGACGTTGTACGAGGACAAAGAGTTTTATAAGAAAGTAGCCGACGATTGTTTTGAGGTGACTCAGAACCCCTCTTACCGTTGGGACAAGATCGCTGAAGGTTTCGAAAAGGCCATGCAGGAGCTGTCCAAATGAGCGTTCAGTTCCACCGCTACCGTAATTACCACGCGCAGACTGTGGTTAAAGCGAGACTACGCAGCTCTGTAGGTTACCCATCTGTCTTTCAACAGGCTGAGGACATTGGAGGTACGTTTACTCGAATTACCAAAGGGTTGCCTGAGGGGAGCGTTGCTAACTTCAGCCCCAGCTTGATCAAGCATCGAGGATCATCTCTTATTGCTTGGCGCTCGCAGCCGGAACCTTTCTGTTTCCGGCACGATATGAAGTATTTCTACTACAACAACACACCAACAGATTTGTGGGTTGGCGAACTTCTAAACGACTCCACGATCATTGCCCCCAGAAGACTGCGCCCTGGTAAACACCGGCTTAGTTACGAGGATCCACGTCTCTTCGTAACTCCCGACGACAGGCTCCACTGTCAATTCGTGACTAGTACTTACGCAACGAAATGGGATTCAACGAAGCACTTGATGCTGAAAACTCCGAAAGTCTGCGTGGGAGAAATCAGTGAGTACGGGCATCTTGTGGAGTGTATGTACCCAAGGATCGGCAGAAACTATGTCGATGGGGGCTCAGAGAAAAACTGGTGTTTCTTCAATGATGAAGAGAAGCTTCGTCTTCTTTATTCGGTCTCTCCGCTTTGCATCAAGACTCCTGGCGAGTCAGATAAGACGATCGATTCAAAGTGCCTCGAAGAAGCAACGGGCAAGCATCCGACGTTTAACTCCACGGCTCCGATCAAAGTAGGAGACGAGTGGCTTGTGTTCTTCCACTGGAAGTACATGGTGACGCAAATCAGCGGAAGACCTTACTTGCTGTACTGCTTAGGTGCACTAACTCTCGACGAGAAGCAAACCAAAATCACCGGATTTACTAAGGAGGCTTTATTCACCGGATCTACCCAAGATGACTTGATCACTTGGACAGATGCGATGGGTAACGATATCTCTAACCAGCCCGCATGTATCCTCCCCTTCAGCTGCTATCTGGAAGACGAAGAGGAGCTCGTTATGGCTATGGGTGTTAACGACAGCTTTATGGGTGTCTTTAGGACTCCGATTGTCAATATCCTCAGCTTAATGAGTCGAGTCTGAGGTCTTTATGGCACTGGGTTTACCAATCCAGTGCCTGAGGACCGAACATGTCGATTTTCATCTGCTCAACCGTATCAGCGTAATAACGTTGATCGCCAGCACGACCAGAGTAATAGTCAAAATCATCTTTGATATATCCATCAGGAACGTCATCTTTGTAGATGAGTTCAAGATATTTAGGCAGTCCTGTTAACTCGAAACGGATGACAGCCATATATCAAAGACTAGTTATTAATTAGTCTACGATTTTTCTTCTCGTTCGATAGTTCCCCAAATCAACAACGAGGCTTCTTCGAGAAGAGAGCTGATCGTTGGCTGATCATCAAAGCTGTTAATAAGCTCACGAAGACATCTATCGGCACCTGCCAGGAGCAATCCACGGCGATCAAGGCCATCTGTCAGTGCGCGAACCGCTTGAATATGCGACCGAAGCTCCTTCTGTAAGACAGCGATCTTGGTAGCAGCAGTCGCATAATCCAACATGCCCGTCGTGGTCATCGACCGGACGTTGGCTAAGTCGTCTTTGAGCGCATCGATCTCAATCAGAAGATCTTTACGGAGATCAGTTTTGGGGTATCGCTCTTGAATAAAAGCAGTCAGATCTGCAATAGAACCCTGGTAGCCAGGGGTTAGGAACCGAGCGAAAAGATAAGCCTCGATATCGCTCGTACTGTTTTTGGCGTAGTGCTTAAAGGCGTCCTGTTGAGATTTCCCAAGCGAAGCCAACCACTCGGCAACACTTGTGGAGTCGCCGATTGTCGATTTAATCATGCAAAGTACCGCTGACCAGCCAAAGCTTGACCTGCTCCGAATCGCTTCAGTGCAAGTTGAGCCTGCGTCTGACCACGGATATTCTGTAAGTCACTGATGGTCTTAGCCTGTTGAAGCTTTAAGCCACTCTCAAGTGATTGTGCACCTAAGGCAAGAGCGCCTTCAGTTGCGGCTCGTTGGCTGAACACGCTTGCCAGCGTATCAGCTTGTTTTTGAGCAACTTGCGCACGAGTCTGCTCTTGCAGACCCTGAATGTCTTTGCTTGTGGCAGCGAGACCTTTAGCAAGTGCGTTCTCACCAGCCAAAGCTGCAGAACCAGCTTGAGCTAACAACGTGGGACCGGCTAACTCAGTGTTGAGTCGAGCATAACCAAGATTCTTCAGCAGATCGATACCGGCACCAGCTGCAGTACCAGTAATTGAAGCCTGAGTAGCAGTCCGTTTTTGAGCTCGGTCAGCGGCTTCCTTAAGAATCGCAAGTTGAGCTCCGGCTTCAGAGGTGCCCTGAAGACCGAGAGCACCCCCAAATGCGCCCTGCAGGACGCTTAAACCCTGCATCGCAGCGGTTAAAGGGACGTTCGCAGCAGCCGCTTGTGTTCCGTAAAGGCTATAAAAACTTTGAGCGGGGCTCATGGTGCCGCCGCCACCGGAGCTTCCGCCTCCCATAGCAGAGTCGGCCAGACTTCCTAATCCGCCGCCAATCGCAGTGCCTATGCCCGGAGCAATAAGCGAACCGGCAACGCTGCCAAGAGTGCCTAAAAGTCCCATGGTCAGAATACCTGTTTAGCGCCGCCAGAAAAACCTTGAGCACCAGCAGAAAGAGCGTTTGCTGAAGCGCTAAGGATGTTGGGGTTAGGCATACCCAGCGTGGCGCTGAGGTTCATCATCCCCAGACCCATCGCAGTATCGCGTTGGATCTCAGACTGCGTGACAGCAGTCCACGCATCAATGACTTTGAGTTCCTTATCGCGCTTGGTTTTCTCGCGCATACGCTCAAGAGCGTTCTGGCGACCAATTGCTTCACGCGCTTTCCACGCCTCAAGATCAATCTCAGTGCGTTCTGGGTAGAACTTGCGGGCGGCTTCTTCCCGCCTCTCAAAGGATTTACCTTGAGATTCGATGATGTAAGGAAGAAGAGTATTTAAATCAACCCCTCCGGTCGGCAGCGGCAGCCGTTCGGGCGTGTAATCCGTGCCAGGGTCTGCATAACCACCTGGGCCTTGGCCTGAAGCTTCCGATGCTTTAGGCAGCTCTGGTTTCTTTGCAGCTGGGGTGGTTCCATCCCCACCAAGCTCTCCGAATAATACAAGAGGAGCCGTAAGTGGGTTGGAAAGAAGAGGAGCTTTAAGAACTCTTTCTAATAATTCTTGGGGAGTCATCAGAAGGCCCTCGCTAACTCAGCATCCTGTGGATCAATATTACGACGCTGAAGCGTACTTGCGATCATTTGTTGGGTAGCACCGCTCTGAGCTTGCAGACCGGCACCGATCTGATTAGCTAAGGCCTGTTGAGTACCACCCTGCTGTCTTAGTTGTTCAATAGCGTATTCACGCTCACCAGCTTCCTTCATCAAAAGTCGATTTGTTTCGACTTCGCTAGCAATAAGCTCTTCCGGGCTGATCATCGGGAGATTAGCTCCCAACATATTCAGCTGCTTACGCCGGTAGTTGATCTCGTCCGCCATTCGGACGTAGCTTTGTACATCAGCTGAAGTCAGGTTGTACTTAACCTGACTAGGAGTAGTAGGGCTCGAAGGAGTTAAACCCCCAGGCTTCATAGCACTGCCCACAACCTCAGCAAGAAGATTGGGGAAAAACGAACCTGCAAAACGAGTAAGGCCGCCTAAAGCTCCTGAACCTCCGCCTGCTGCCGCTGGAGCAGCGGCTGCTGCTGCTACGGGTGCGACCATAGTTGCTCCTGAATAAGAACCGAGTGAAGGAGTTGAAATCAATCCGGAACCAAGGCCGCGAACTGAGGAAGTTTCGGGGGCTCTGATGAAGCTATAGCGGCCCATTAAAACCCACCCGGATTGTCGTATTTAGTGCCACTAAGTGGCTTCTTCATTAACTTTAGAGGATCTTGAGCAGAATTCTGCACTGGAGGTACAGCTAACTGCTGAGGAGAAGGAAGCGATGCAGTTTGAGGAAAATTACTTTCCATATACATCTGCATGAACGTCCCAGGATCTAGCTCGGGAGCCAGCTTCCGAACGTCACGTTCCTTAAGTTGTTGGCGCCGAGTGTTGTTATCCATTATCAGCTCAGTTGTTGGAACTGCTGAGAAGGAGGAATCTGGTTAGAGCAGGGAGCGTTAAGCACCGAGTAGTTAGCACCCAGGTTGGGAGAGTCGTACTCCATAGGCCGCTGAGCAGAAAGTTGATCCATCTGCTCGTCCTCTTGTTCAGCCAGAGCTTCAAGAAGCTGAATAATCAGCATGTACTCGTCAGGCTCGAGAGAGGCCAGCAGCTCCTGTACATAAATGTCCTCACCTGCTTCAGGTTCGGTACGAAGCGCAGAAGCCAACTGAGCCTTCTGCATAGGCTGAGTATTAGCTGGGTACGCGTTAAGGGACCGAGTAGCTCCCGTATACATACCGTCGGAGTCGTGACCCGGAGCCACGGGGAGTGCGGTTGCGAATTCGCGCATCACACGAGCAGTTGCAGGCGTGGCCGCAGCCATCTCAGCCGGGGTCTCGGGAACAGGCAGCCCTAAAACACGAGCCGCGAGTGCATAGTCGGCTTTACTAAACACCTGAACACACCGCTACAGATGAGTCCATTGTACCTGTAATTGTTAACAAGTCGCCAGGGTCACACGACAGAGATATACACAATTTCTCAAGCACATCAGGCGACGGTATATAACTAGGATCAGAATATATCTTACGTGTCGTTGTAGGAGAAAGCTGAGCTATACGACTTAAACCAAAAGACGAAATACTTTTGGAGTCGAGCAGACTCTTGAGATTATTTAATAGTCTTCCTCCAGAAGGATGCGACGAATAAAAAGGCATCACCTTACCAGAACTGGGACAATCATAAATGTTTCATCCAAATTGATCTTTCTAAAACCCTAGATGCTTACGGCGAACGAAGCTCAAATCGTAAGTAGTGAAGTCAATTGGAAGCTCTGGGATATTAAAAGGAGTTTTGTGGGTCTCCCCTTCGACGTGTGCTTGCCACGCCTCTCCCCACTTCATGTGCAGATACCGCTTGTTCATCTCGTGTGCGACATGAACAGCCGTCTGCAGCTTGGGCTCTGAACGCCAGGTCTGTGATCCGTCCGAATAATCCTTATGTTTACCGTGGTAGTAATCGTGATCTAGATCTAAAACGCGTTTCACATCATCGTGGATGAAACGCATCCCGTAGTCCATATCCTCGCAGTAACCGGGATAAAGGTTCTCATCGAATAAACCGTATTTATCAACGATCCAGTCCTTTAACAAAAAGATGTCCCAACCCCCTCCAGAGCCGTGGACGGTGCCGACCTCAGGGTCTTTGGCTTTTTCGTGCATCTCCTCCAAAAAGCCAGGCTCGAACATCACATCGTGATTACTGATGACCCAGTAAGGGGCATTCATAAAGGACTTAATGATCAGGTTCCAGGCTCCTGAGCAACCAATGTTCGAAGGCATGTGTGTCACATGCACTCGTTTGACGTATGGGTTATCGAGACGACGGAGTGTCTCAACCTCACCAGTAATCTGACCGCGACCGTTGTTGTTAAACACAACAAAATCATCGACAGGAAAGTCGATGCTCATAAAGAGCCTATGTAACCAATAGGGGTTATTGACAATCGCGGTGCCAATAACCGGGATCGATTCGGGCATTGTTCGATTTATTTATGTCAGCATAGTAGCAAGCTTATGCTTTTACATACTGCGTGCAACCGATTGCGCCTGCTGTATCAGCTTCGGGGTAGTCGAAAGAACACCCGTATTTAGTTTTATGAGCACATGAAGTACACGGAAGATCAACATCCTCTAGTACCTCAAATTCTTTTGTCTCTTCTAGTGAGTCTTTAATGTGTTTAATAGCGATGCGTAACTCTTTAAGTTCTTTGTAAGCCTCACTGGTAATTTCAAAACGAGTCTCCCTAAAGAAACACTTCTCGCATTCGTGTCTTCTGCGTGTACCTTCTGGGACCTTTCGAGACTCGATCACCCTGAAGGCAGGTTCACCACAGCGAGGACATTCGGTTTTGTTAGATCGAAGGCCTCGAATTTGATCAACTGTGTGAGGCTTGACCTGAGCTGCCATATGAAAGAGAAAGATGCCCGAGGCGAGACTTGAACTCGCACAACCCTGTCGAGTCAACGGATTTTAAGTCCGGTGCGTCTACCGATTCCGCCACTCGGGCCTGCCCTCAGACTGTAGCAACTTACTGACAGTTGTCGCCCTTGTCGGAGCCAGGTTCGATCGAATTCTCTGCGAACTCGTAGTAATCAGGATCCTGCACAAAGGATGTCAGCTGAGGGGTGTCGTCCTCCGCATGAGCCCACGTGTCATCGAAGGGGATCGGTTCCGTACCGTACTCATACGTGTCGTAGTCCTCTTCATTACGAGGATCTGGGATGAACGCGTAGTGGGTGGTCTCCTCTTCGATAAAGGACGTCAAGTTACCCAGAGCTTGCTGGAGCAGCTCCTCGTCCTCTTTAAGTTCTTCTGAGGTTTTTACCTCGTCAGGCTCAACGCTCATACAGACCGACTTGGCTATTGGCATAGTAATGGCAGCTACGGTGGTTGTAGAACCCCTGCTTCGCATACTGTTCCATTTGACAGTGGGTCTTAAGGCGGTTGTACTCAGCCTGACGAGCGTTATCGGCTTGCCAGTTGGTCACCATAAAAGAAGTCAGAGCCGCAACCGACGGGATGCAAACGATAAAAAAGAAAGACAGCCAGCCCCACCTAAATAACAGGTGGAGAAGCTGAGGTGATTTCCAGACAGCAGCGGCAAAAACAGCGTCACGGCTTTTGATGGAGTTCATGATGTGCATGTGATGATGCCTAGATCATAGTGTATCGCTACAGGCGTGTCAAGAAACTGCTGCTAGCATGCTGTGACACTCATTGTCTGTGTAATCACATGGCCACGGCTTCGAAACCCTCCTTTAAAGAGCTGATGTCGAAGATGAACAGCGATGTAGAAGCCCAGGCATCGCCTGTTGTGAAGATTGACGGTGTAAAAAAGAAGCTAGATGACCGATACACCCTTAATCAGGGGTGGTATGACGCCCTCCTGAACACAGATATGGTCATGTGCGGGCGCGAAGAAGCCGCTCCCCTCAAGCTTGACCCAACTGCCAAGCGTCAAATTGTTGAAATTGGCGTTTACGAGGGTGCTTCGACTGTTTTCTGGTCTGATTTCTACATGGATCACCCAGAATCACGTCTGATCTCGATCGATCCGTTCACTGGCAGCGAAGAACACCACGCAGAACCCGATCGCTACCCCGAACTCGCCAATATCGAGCTCACCGCCCGTGGAAATATTGCAAAATCGAACAACGCGGCCAAGATCGAACTCATCAAAGGCTGCAGCTGGGACGTTTTCCCCGAGCTGAACAGGCGTTCAGGTGGAGAGCCCTGGATTGACCTCCTCTACATCGACGGTGCGCACGACTCCACTTCCGTTGCGCGGGACGTAACCCTCTACGTGCCCATGGTCAAGCAAGGGGGGACCATTATCTTTGATGACTACGGGCATCCCGACGTCAAACGAGGTGTCGACATGGCTCTTAACGCCTTTGCCGCCATGGAAATTGGCGTCTTCACCGGCTGGCAGCTTGTTGTCAAGAAGTAACGCTTATCAATCGAACGCCGTAGCTCCCCCCAAATGGAGCTACGGTATTCAAGTCTTAGTCGGACACCCGGAGGGGGTTCAGCCAACCACCCCCTCCACCCAAACTAAAATCTGAATGACCGCCTTCAAACTTTTAAAGAAACTCGAACGTGCAGACAGAGTCTGTGAGCCCTGCGGAATGGATTACGGCCAACGAGGCAAAAAGCTTTATTCGCTTCTGAACGGAACTTGCGATGTCTGTGGCGACGAGACCTTCGTTGCTAACGCTAGTAACTGGGGCTACCTACATAAAGGACTTATTGAGTTACTCCACGACATCACAGACAAACTGGGGCTAGATGCCTGACCACACCTGTAAAAGCTGTCGCTACTTTCAGCTCGTCAAAGTAGGGGAACAAAACGCTTACGGTCTGTGCAGGCGCAACGCCCCAACGGTCTACGAAAAGACATCATCACAACCACCTAAAGCACAGTGGCCCGTTGTGAACGCTCAGCTTGATTGGTGCGGCGAACTCCAGATTCGGTGAGAAACATTTGGGCGCCGCTCCACGCTTCTTCCATTAGCAGCTTGCGCTAAACGCGTTTTTTTCCTTCACCCATTACCCCCATCTTCTTCCTGCTGCTTGCGCTCCTCTGCTTTTTTTGCCTCCCAGTCCGCAGGTTTAGTCCTACGGTTTAACTGAATCTTCCTCTCGTCCACGAGGTGAAAACTCGACACATACGAACACTCGCCCCATTTGGCGCACACGCGTATGCTCATCTCGTCGATGTAGTCGACTTGAAAGTCTGAATCGTCAAAAACCTCATCAGCCACTTAGATCTCCTCCTCTTTAAATATCATGGAGTGTACTCGTTTAATCTGGTCAGCCCTATCTTTGTGGTACGCATAAACTTCCCCAATAGCTTCTTTGAGCACACCCGCTAGTTGGTTAATTAGTCGATCGTCATCCAAAAACTCATTAATCGACTCGTTAAGACGCTCCGCAGCTTTCTTTTCGTAAATACTGCAGTCGTAATCGAAATCCAAGGGACCAACGCAGAGCTTGCTAAGCCTACCAGTGCCTGATCACCCCGGCGACAATAAAGCAGTTAGTCACAAAATAAGTCACGAAGATAATCGTGCGGATCAAAGCCACGCAGTCGGAGTGCCGTGGACAGTCTGAAGCTTTATCTCCTAAAGCCTGCGCCCAGATTTTGAACGCTTTCTGTCTCCTTCGCATTAATCAAAGTCTAGTTCTCCGTTTTCATCCCACGCCATGTTCGCCATCAAAGAGTAACGCACTGAGGCTCTTTGTTGCCGTGAGATTCCCGGTTTACGTTCAGTCTTACCGGACTCGATTAACTTACCTAACTGACTAGCAATACGGTGAATGGAATCGCAAGGTTCAGACACCGGACTTCCGCAAGTGTCTTAGTCTAAGTATCCAATCACCGCAATGGATGTCGCTGAATTGTAAAGACTTAAATATTTAGAAATCACACGCCGCCAATACGAGGAGGGGGTGGCATGATCCCCTTACGAATCGCATCTTTAAAGCTCGTATCTACCTAGTTTAAAGCCTCTATGGTAGTAACTTCTTCATTAAACAAATAACCAAAAAGCATATAATCCAATAGCTACAAGCCAAATAGACCAGTTGCCAACCGATCTCCATGGGTCTTTGTACCTACTCAGTAATCCAACTCTAAAGAAACAGAGAGGATATAAAAGAGCAATTCTTTTAATCCTGACTTTATGGGCAGTTGGAGAGGTACTCGTACTCTTAATAAACGCAATTTATAAAGCAAAAGGGGCACTTGGCCCCTTAAGTCATTTCATCCAAACGTTTGGAGATAAGTGAGGTGACGTGAAGTCACGAGTTTCGGGTTGTTTGGCGTTAACCAAAGCAGCGAGAGCCTTACGGTTCTCTTTAAGGATCTTGTCCTTAATCAGTTGGAGTTCCATAGCTGTGGCTCAGTTCTCCTTCTTCACTTCGTGACCACGGTAGGTCAGCTGATGGCCTGCATCCCGCACGTTTTTTTTCCAGTCGAGCACTTCCTTTTGATGATCAACGGTGTCGTACTGCTTGCCGCGATAGGTCAGGACGGTCATGGCGGTGTGATGTTGCTACCTCTTTATTGTACAAAACGGTATCAATTTATACTGTATAAATACTATACAAAACACAGAGCGTATATGTTCACCAGGGCACAAAAAAAGAGGCTGGTGAGGATCAGCCCCTAAGTCCCCTTGGTCCCACGCAGGCTGTTCGTGCCTACAAATAAAGTCTAGGCAGCTAGTTGTCCGATGCAACCTTAAGTAAACAGAAACAAAGTCCTAAAGCCATCACATAGGCAAGACCAAGGGCAACAACAAACATTCAGTAGACCGGAAAGGACGACGGAAGCAGCCAAAAGGCGTACCCCGAGAAGAATATCGTGGTTACGACGGTAAAAAGCGTCAGGTTCGGCATTTGATACGTGCGAACCCCCCAAATTTAAGGAGAGAACCCCAAAACGACTGTACTTAGCGACACTTTTACGTGTTACGAGCGTCGATCAGGCCGATCCGCGAAACCAACGCTGTTTATCTGAGAACCATTCAGCCAAAGTCGTCGGATCTTGGGGACCCACGAGGTGGTTAGAGGGATCAGGATCGCCCAGATCCATTTTTTGCATAAAATCGTCCAAACTACCCTCCTGTACATCACCGTTAATCGCGGCACGTCGCGCTTTACGGAGCATCGACTCGACCGAGTGGTTAACTTTCGCCAGTTTCTGGATCCACTCCATATCTTTGAACTGGACTTCACCGCCACTCGCGATCCTCTCGCAAACAAACTCACACCGTTGACGTGTATTTGTCGACAGCATATAGCGAGAGCCAGTAATACCAGCCTAATGCAGGTAAAAAAGTTTAGGTAATTACTTATTTAATCTCGACGGGCGACTCACCTAGAGCACCTTCCGCTCTCAAGACGGTCACGAAGTCGGTGCAGCTCAGCTTGAAGCACAGTAATTGCACTATCTTGCTTCACATCGTCTGGAAGAGCACCCATCTCCCCGCGTGGCCATAAGATTCTGAACTCCGTGTTTTGCTCTACATTCATATTTAGTTTCATAATTTCGTGCTCTATGTGGTACATCTTGGAGTTTATGCCGCTTGCCCACCACACAGCGACGCCAGCCTGAACGGCGATGGCGATAATTCCGCCAATAATTTCTAGATTAAGTTTATCCATATCAAATTATTTAAGTGAATTAATTCTAAGACGCAAAATTCTGGGCGAAATTTTTTTTCGCAGGGCGTATCAGCATGTTGATAGTCAAAACTTTGACCCCCAAAATTCCAGCAAGATACCCAGACCCTTCTCGGCGGCGGCGTCGGTACGCGTGTATATCTAAAAAAAAGGGGTCATTGCGGGGTGGCAAAGTTACACCTACCGGGCACACATGTGAAGGGGCATGATGACTTGGTGGGAATCCTTCCTAGAATCAATGGCCACGGGCTGAGCCCTGCGGTGGGGTGGGGCGGTTGCTTTTAAATTAATTTAGAACGCGTGCGCGATCTATATATGCACCCAGCTCACCTAGTGTGACGGTCAGATCTCTGGCACACCTAGGCTGGGGATTGGGCAGGCTGTGCCCTTATGCTGGCATCAAGCCAAACGGGAGCGATCCCAAACGGCCAGAACCTAGACAATCCAACACACCAGGGCCAGCCGAACCGGTAGCCGTGGCAGTGAAACTCAGAAGCCTTGCGCCTTGAGATCCTTTGCGATCCCGCCATTGTTTCAGATTGTTTCAATCCCTGCCCTTACGGTTCCGACAGGCTGCCCCCATGCTGTAGGATCTGGGTATCAGGGATCAAACCCTGCGCACCTTGACAATCCAAACACTCCCTGCCTGATACATGGGCGGACCCGTAGGGAGAGTGTGCCCCTTTATCGGTGGACTCCGAGCAAGGCATACGTTCCGACGGGCTGCTTGAAACTGTAGGCGTGGTGTGTGTGGACTCGAGGGGAGGAACCTTGAAAACTGAATAACGGGACAGGCACCGACGTGGTGAGGGTAGGCGAACTAGCGCCGCACCATGCACGGCCCTGATGCGGACTGCGCCGATGGTGTGCGCAGTAGCCAGACGGCGGCGGCCGGACTGAAATTAACGCGAGCAGTGGCAGGCTCACCGTCCCGATAGGTTAACTTTCTCTTTCGCCATGCGTGGGCCCGCGAGAATACTGTGTCCAGAGTAACTGTCTCTGATGCAGGTACGCTGGACAGACTCGGGAGGGGCCATCCTTCCTAGAACAATTCCCACGGGGTCCGGAATCACAACAATTTGCACAATTGAATAGCTTTTGTGCGCATAATGTGCGCTATGCTCGGTTTTTATTCCGGGCCTTTTTTCCAGAACTGCACCCCAGCGGGGCCTCGTATTAGTTACAGGCTCAAAGTTGGGGTGCTACTTCTACTTTCTGATGATCATTCGTGATCATTAGGTTTTCTCGAGTTTCTGACTCTCTCCCTAAGCCATTTCGGTTTAGTGAGGGACTCAAATTCCCTCCATTCATATCAAATTACAGGTGATTCTCATGACTGTTTTTGTTGACCAAGATGCACGCGTTGAGCTTGAACTTTACTCGTGCAACTTCTCTTCTGCTCACTACAACGATGTGGGCAAAGTTCTCTCCAAGTTTCATAAGAACGGCACTTACGATTACGAACGTGCTGTTAAGTACATCGAGCGCAATTTGGTACTTCCTGCTGCTAAGGATTACCTAATGTGCCACGGCTCGATGACTCAATCCCTGCGCAATACGTTCCCCAAGAACCTGCGTATGGTGATAGCTGAGGATATAGCTAACGCGTTCCGCGCTGAGTTCGAACTTGGCAACTACTGGGAGATCTGATCATGACAGACACTGAATACATGGCAATGATCGAGGCCGAATGGAACAACCCATCGGACGATATAGATCTGTTCGACGAACTTAACTCTTTCGAAGAATCACTACCTGAGGACTGACTATGCGATCTGATTACGCAACGCCCGGAGACTTCGCTAAGTGGAGATCCCACGCGGAGACTTTAGATACCTATTCTCTGCGATTCATCATCACAGACTGTAGGCAAGCTGCAGCTAACTTGCGCCAGGTTAATCCTGTCCGTGAGGGTTATTACGAGGACCAAGCATTCACTTACGCCGACGAACTTCACCGGAGGAAACTATGAACCGCTTCAAAGCTGTCTACCAAGAGTGGACCGAAGAGGGTCCTGTGCGCCACTTCATTGACATCTACGCTCGAGATCTTGAGCAAGCAAAGGATAAGTGGTGCGCTATGCGTACACAGAACGAGTTCCTACTTAGCTTGCACAAAGTAGTCACACCGTCTGAACACTGGAAGTCAATCGGAGTCTGATCATGCATCACAAACGAAAACAAGAACTACGCTGGATAGTTGTAGATCATATCTTCGATCTGTATCACTACGGTGATGAGATTCTCGGTGAACAACTAACTGAAGAAGAGAGCCGTTACTTATACGACTTAGCTGTACGAGTTGCTCGTAACTTCAACGTCCGTAACCACATCGACCTACCTGAAGGTATCTGATCATGTCTTGCACTAAATTCACAGTCGATCTTCACGAAGCTGAGCCTCACAGTGATCTCAAGTGGCGTTACTTCAAGTTCCTCTACTTACTAGATCCTGTGGGTGAAGGTGATGAGAAAGTAGGCAACATTCAGATGAGTTCATTCACGGGCTTGTTTTATGTCGACTGGGAACATGTTCCCGGTGATGATGAGTTCCAATGGCGCTCATTCGATAGCTATGAGAAAGCTCTTAAGTTTGTACGCTCCAACATACTTAAGTGGTGGCAGCAGTATCACACATTCGAGCAAGATAATGAGCTCGATGATGATAATGACTGGGGCGAATCGTGCCTCACAGCTTCCGAACGTAATCCATTCATGCACTGATATGGATCAAGTCATCCTGCGCACCGTAATCACACTGAACGGCACAGACTTCACTGTGAATCGCTGTGACTACACTCAAACCATCAACGATCTAATCGAAGACGGAATTATCGAAGAGAACAACAACGAGATCATCGACTTCATTATCGAAGACTACGAGGAGCCCTAATCATGAAAGTGTCCCGTGAGTTTATGCGTCGTCTTGTTCGTGCTTATGAACAGGATTTGATCCAGTTAATTAACACCACGCCGGATCATCCTGGTGGCGATTGGGCTACGAAAGACCTAATGACCGTGGAAGACATTAGGGAGATGACATTTGATCCTTTTCTTCAACACATCGAGTTCTGATCATGACCAAACTAACTTCCGAACAAGTAGATCTCCTGCGTGATTCTTACGCATGGAAGATTGTCGATGACATGGATGTTAAGGATCTTATGGAATCCTGTGCGCTTCAGATAGCGAATGAGCTTATGAACGTGGAGCAACAACAGTTAATCGCAGAGATCACTGAGATGTACGACGAAGATACAGCTCAAGATCTAGTCAACAAAGTAATCACTCACACCAAATGAAAGCCATGACTAACTACAAAGGCTACGTTCTTCAACGCGGAACATCACCAATCGACGGCAAACCTTTCGTTGTCATCATGACAATGAAGACCACCAATCGTAAGACTGGCGATATGGTTCAGGTCTGGATTCTTCGGGATGACGTTAATCCTGTGGAAGCTATTGCCACGGGTGATGACTACAGTATCTGCGGCAACTGCAGTCACCGTAAGCAACCTGATGGCACTCGTTCTTGCTACGTCAACGTAGGTCAGGCTCCCTTAAGTATCTGGAAAGCCTACAAGCGTGGCACTTACGGCAAGCTGTCTGACCTGACGGCTGAGATGCTGCAAGGTCGCAAGATCCGCTGGGGTGCTTACGGGGATCCCTCGCTTGTCTCGCCGATCCTGTTCGCAACGATCAATGAGCATGCGGCAGGGCACACAGGCTACACACATCAATGGCGCGAGCCTTGGGCACAGTGGTGCAAGGGATTGTTTCAGGCATCCTGTGATGGTATGGATGACTACCTTGACGCTAGTGCTCACGGATGGCAGACTTTTGCAGTGATTCCCAAGGGATCACAAGCGTACAGCGGCAAGCTGTGTCCAGCCACGGCTGAGAACTCGCAAGCCCAATGCGCTTCTTGCAGCCTTTGCGATGGGGCAAAAGCGGACATCTTTGTAGAGGCTCACGGGTCTGGCGCTAAGTACGTCACCGCATCCCGCTAACGCGGGGCCAACTCACACAACACACTCACACATCACATCGTCATGAGCCTTTACAACGTCTACGAACTTTCTACGCAGTCGCTCGCTTACCACGCTGCGGAACGCTTCAAGCATCTCCTAGTGAGCGGGATGCTGCCGGGTGACATCATCGACAAACTCGAAGAAGAGGTTATCCCTGCACTCGAATGGATCGAAGGATGGGAGCCTTCCGATGCTGACATCCTGGCTCACATCGATTCCCATGGGCTCTTTTAGAGTTTTAATAGCCGGATTCGATTGATGTATACACTCAAGTTGTCTGAACGTGAGTTCTATTTAGTTAGGAGGGCACTAAATGCTCTCAGGACTAAGCAAGAACTTAACTCTTTGAGCTGTACCGAAAGACAAGTAATCGTCTTTAAGGATACTGTGGATGAGATCAGAAAGCTTGAGGAGCGAATGAAATTACAGGAGATCGACTAACTACAACAACACTCACCACGCCTCAAAGATCATGGACAACTTCACTCTCAGATTCAGAGACAACGAAAACAACTTAACCAAGACAGTGATCCAAGCCAGCGGCAGAGCTGATGCGATGACTCAGTTCCGGAGCATCTACCCAACAAACCTGCTGTACTACATCATCAACAACGAAGAACTCAAAACCCATGGGACGCCCGAAGACTAAGACTAAAGCTCGATTCTCCTATTCCCGCAAACCCTCAGATGATTAGCTTCTTCTGCGCTGCTGGAATGGCAGCATGCATGATCCAGCACCTAAACAACGTTAGAGACTACACATGCATTGAACGCTCACAGGACTACTACCAGTGCGTCAAATACCCCGACGAAGTTCGGCAAGGGCAGCGCTTACAGACTCTTCAGGAGACAAAGTATGAGCTGTTCGAGCTTGACCGATGGGTGCAATCTCACCACGGGGCACCCTCTGGACATACCCAAACTCATCAGTCACAAGCTGACTGCCAGTCAAAGGGTTGACCCCGATAAAAGCTCTACCCGCCTCTTCCTCTTCAGGGACAACACCGTAGGGAGAACGTGATGTGTAACCTACCTGCACACCCTTATCCCTAGGGTCTACAGTGACACTGAAGTTACCCTTATCAAACCCGATCCTCCCTGAACGAGGATCAAAGCGCACGGCTCCTGAAGGATCCTCCATTTCGATGGCGCCTCCTTGCAAGAGTCGGAGGGCACGAGCGAGCTCCTCTCCGTACCCTGCACGCATGATCTGATCCGTCGGACCCATAGCGGGATCCAAGGCCTGGCCTGCGTAGCGAATGTCCATTACTTAATTCTCGTTAAGTTAAGTCTACCAACCATGAACAAGCACACCAAAGGAACTCCTTACTCCTTTATTTCCTTACTTCCTTACTTCCTTGCAGCAATGGGTGGCGTTGCACTCACCACCTGGGGAACTGTCGAGATCCAGCGTGAGTTGAACGCACAGGCTCAGCGAGCTTGTAAGAGTGACCACTATCGCCGACTTGTTACGTTCCGAGGAGCTGCAGGTGACACCAGCTACTGCATCCCTGCCTACTTCACCAACGGTTCTGTTTCTCACCCTGACTGATGCTGTCCTCTGCTCTTCTACCTTTCGCTCGACTAAACCCACGAGAGATCAACTGCAACACACTGGTCGTATTTCTGGCTATCGCTGAATCAGGCGAGCAAGGGGTCAAGCAAGCAGACCTGGCTCTGCGTCTCCGGATTGCAAAGTCCAGTGTTTCTAGGAACTGCGGGATTCTTGGACTTAAAACCCAGAAGAACAAAGATGGACTCGGACTGATCAAAGTAGATCCGTGGCCCAAAGACCCACGCATCAATCTCTTGAGTCTCACAGATAAGGGCTACGATCTTTACGAGACCATGACCGCATACCTCCCCTGAGGTTAGGGGTTGTACTGTTTGTTTAACTGTACTTGCTTAGTTCTACACACTACGAGGTTCACCAATGATTTCTAACTCCGCCGAACGACGGCAACGCATTAAAGAACAAAGCAAAGAGGTTGCTAATTACATGAACTGCATCGAACCATCGCCTGAACTTGTCCGTAAATGGCAGATCAAGATTGAATACTGCAGTAAACGCGCAGACCGCGAAGCTGCTGTAGTCAAGATTTTTCAGCTTGGTGCGGATATGGAGCTGGAGGCGTGCATAAAACTGTTGTCTGATCTTGGTGGCGATGGTGAAATGATCCGCCGCTATCGCCGCCCCAAGCCGCCGAGCTTGAAGGAGCAGGCGCTGCAGGCAGCACAGCGTTTCTACGCAAATGGTCACGAAGACTGCAACGACGAAGAGGTAAAGGATGACTTTGACATCATCCGCCGCGCTCTTGAATCCCTGCCCGATTAGTCAACATCACTAGTTGTTCAACATCGCACGCATTAACCCAAGTGCTGTTCGCGTTGATGAACATAAAGCCTACTTTGTGTCCTGTCGTCTAACCTCATTGGCTCGATTAACTTGTAAGGCGTGCTTACACGTTGCCCGAACGTGTCAAACATTCCGGATTTTCCGGACAGTTCATCTACCCCTCAAATGACTGACATCCTTGACGACTCCTACGAAAGCGACCTCACCGAAGAGGAGCACGAACGGCTGATCCTGATGAGTGAGCACGCCATCGCACCACCGCTTTCACCTGCTGCCCAGGCGGTGTTTCACGCCTTCAACAGCAAGTTTGATTGGGTGGACGACGGAGTGCCTGGCCCCCAGTTCGAGGCAATCGCCGCCGCCATTCGTGCTGCTGCGGATCAGGTGGTGCCAGTGCCGATCGAAGCTCAAACTCCAGAAGAGCACTGGGCACTGCTTGGCGTTAAGAACCGCTTGCTCGCCATCGCTGACGAGCTTAAAACTTGGTAGCCGCAGTACAATCCACCCGTACACTGTCGTAACACACCTCCTCACAAGAACATGATCCTCAACATTTCACTCTCCGAAAGGTTTGACGACGAGCTGTCTAAACCTCAGCACATTTCAACAAACATCATGGCAGATCTTAAGCACAGAGACGTCCATGCTTACTTTGAGGTCTTCGTTCGTGTTCTGAAGTTCGCAGGTTTCTACGAAAAATCGATCGCAGTTGGTGCAGCAGAGATTGCTTTGAACACTACAGACGAAACTTTGAAATACATTCTCGATGAATACGATCTGCTTAGAGCAGATGAGATTCTCGGTGAACAACTAACTGAAGAAGAGAGAAGAAGCTTACGAAAAAGTTGAAGAGGTCACGGATAAACTCAGCAACGGTTGAAGTTAAAGACTGTGGCAGTTCTCTGTGATTGGCAGATCAAGGCTCTCTGTAACGGGGGCGCGATAACTCCCTTCGACCCCACGCTGGTGAATCCCGCTTCCTTAGACGTTCGATTGGGTACTCACATCTTTGTGGAAGACGAGGAGGTAGGTCTGCATGCCGCTTCGTTAGAAGGACATACACAAGACAACCCTTATTACCTGTACCCCAATGAGTTCATGCTCGCAGAGACTATGGAGACTTTTAACATCCCAGAGAATGTGTGCGCTCAGTATGCGTTGAAAAGTTCTCTAGCAAGAGCGGGATTTGAACATCTTCTCGCTGGTTGGATTGACCCAGGGTTCAGTAATTCTGTACTTACACTCGAGCTGAAGAACGCTCGCAAATACCAACCAATCCCCCTCTGGCCTGGTATGCGTATCGGACAGATCATCTTTATGCAGATGGATGAAACTCCTCAAGTTAGCTACAAACAATCTGGTCGCTACAACGGTGACAGAAAGGTAGCTATGTGTAAGGGGCTTATGTAATATCTGGAGAGAACATCACATCGGTTTGTATACGTAACAACAAATGTAAATGTAATCAAACAAGTGCAAACTTGATGAGCATTGTTTAATTAGAAAAGTCTTTAATAACTAGAAAGTTGAACATACTATAGCTCCAAGTAAATTTATGTAAAACCAACTCGCCCTATTTAAAAGGGGTTGACACCATGAGCTCTATGCTCTAGATTCATTTACATGGGTGGCACCGACCCGAACGCGGCGCGTACCATCACATCACACATCATGAGTAAGATCACCGCTGCATCACTGATCACTAAAGCCCGCAAAACGGCAGCTGTCTGGAACGAAGCTGACGCAGCTTTATCTGAATGGAACGAGGGCTTCGGGCTAGAGCTCGACTGCCACAGGGATCTGCTGAAGAAAGAGTTCACCAAAGCCGATGCCCAAGGTCTCGATTTCAGTTGCTTCCAAGGCGAGCACTCCAGGCTGATCTACCCAGAGCTGGCAACTAGGATCATCGTCTCGATCCGAAAGGCACCGGCTGGGCATGAAACCATCGAGGAAATGACTGCAGAGATCGACGAGCTCGAGTCGAAGCTCCGTCTCCTCAAGAAGAAGCGGAAGAACCGCATGGAGGAGATTGAACAAGAAGGAGAGTTCAACTTCCCTACCGAAAACATCACCATCGCTTTCAAGCGCACAAAGTAACATGTCGGATCACATCTACCTGCTTCAAGTCGCAATCAGCGCCAAGGTCCGCCAAAGCACCACCATTCAATTCAAAGACCTGAAGCTCCCTGATTCCGTAGTCGACGCATTTGAGAAACAGAGAGCAGTCTCTGTACGCCCTGTGCTCTCCAGCAAGCTGAAGGATTACTTATCCGTCCTGCGGACTGAGCAACACAAGCTCTACGAAGAGTGCACCATCAATCAAGGCGACACCCATTTCCTCCACGGTGACTCGTTTAACGAAGCGATGGAGCGGATCGGATTCATCCGCAGCAAAGCAAAAGAGTTCAACAGTCTCCTGAATAATCTCTGGTACCAGGAGTACTCACAGTGGGTGACCACCGTGGACAACTTCTTGGATCCTCTCTTCTCCGAAGAGCCTGAGGCGCTCAAACTTGCTAAGGAGTTGTACCTTTCTCTTTTCCCTACGAAGAAAGAGTTCGAGAATCCGATCCAGGTGTTCGTGGTTGGTCCTAACCCCGTGTGTCTGACGGAAGCTCGGCACGCTGACGATCACCCACTGGCTGATCAGATCTTCCACGCGTCTTTGTCGCACACCACTGAGGTGTTGATGGCGGCGAAGGAAGGGGCAGCTGATCGTGCCTTCATGAAGGCAGCAAAGCTAATCGACGACCTCGATGTCCGGAAGGCAACTAACGTTTCCGAAAGGCAGACAGGGTCGACTAAATCTCGTGGCTCCTGGCAGCTTATCGCGCAGGATCTGCAACTGATTAGCAAGCACTGCGAGGGTTTTGATGGGGTGGCCTCTCTTGCCGAGAGGTTGCTTGAAGTCGGTGTGAACCTTCAGTCGTCAGTACCCAAGATTCGAAACGAGGCCTTCAATCAATTCAGCGAAGTCAAGCGAGCTATCAGACGCGAACTTGATTCAATCGTGGAGGCGCGTCACTCAACCAAGGGACTCGAAGCACTTCAAAAGTCTCTGTCCCTATCTGGAGAGTACGCCGACCTACTTGCTCAGATCGAACAGGTCACCACGCGGGCTGAACTGGACGAGCTAAGCAGCTTTGTAGAAGTCGAAAAAGGCATCTACCAACAGCGGGCAAAAGAACTCCAAAAGTCCGTTAACGCTAAGGCCGAACTTCTAAAAGCTTCTTCAATCTCATTTGAGGACACTGTGAAAGAAGTCGTCTCCATAACTACTCCTGACTTTTAGACCATGAAACATCCGCTGAACATCAAACTCCTTCTCTCAAGCAAAGCACTTACCTGCGTTTACAAACGACCCTCGTTGATCAAGCGTCTCTTCAAAATTATCTGACATGAACAAAACCCTGTTTGCCAACCTCCAGAACTTCCGCGCTTCTTTAAACGCTTCCTTCTTGGAGCGCAGCGTCGTCATTGACGGCTTACTCGCCAGCCTCATCACAAAACAGAATGCTTTCCTTTTCGGTCGACCAGGGACAGGTAAGTCCGAGCTTGTCCGAGCTGTAGCGAAAGGCTTCACTGGCTGCAGTTTCTTCGGTTATCTCCTCTCTCCCACGACGGATCCATCTGAGTTGTTTGGTCCTGTCGCTGTATCCAAACTCCTCAAGGATGAGTACACGAGAGACGTAGAGGGTTACCTACCTACAAGCAATATTGCTTTTCTCGACGAGCTCTTCCGAGGGAGTTCAGCCGTACTCAACTCTCTGTTGACGATCCTCAACGAGCGGACCTTCAACAACGGTAAGGATGTAATCGAGACACCTATTCAATCGATCGTCGCCGCCACTAACTCGTTTCCTCAGGAAGAATCTCTTCAGGCATTCTGTGATCGCTTCCTTTTCAGGCCGACTGTTGAGTCCCTACTTAAGCCTGTATCGAAACGGATTCTTGACCAGTGGACGTTCGGTATTCAGCAACGACCTGCAGTCGAATCAGATCTCAAGTTCGAAGACTTGCTACAGCTTCAAAAAGATGTAAATGAGATCAAAGTCGACGAGGAGTTCTTAGATCGTTTCAACCAAGTAATCGATCTCCTATCTGCTCGAGGAGTGTCGATTAGTGATCGGCGAAGAGTCCAGATCCTCAGGTTTATGCGTGGTTGGGCTCTTGTGCAGGGTGACGATTGTCTCTACGCGGAACACCTACATCGACCCTTCCCCCACATCGTCTACCAAAACAAAGAGGACATTCGAGCTATCAAGGAAGTCTTGATGCAGGCGATCCCAACTGCTGAGAAGCAGATGGAGGACATCAAGAAAGCTCAAAACGCAATCATGACTGAGTACCACGGGGTCTTTACAAAGACATCTAAGTCTTTGAGCGAACTCAGCTCGAATGTAGAGAAACTAAAACGACACCATAAAGATCTCTCGACCCTCGCGAATAAGCTCGATGAGATACTCGATGGCGGAAGCTACAGAGTTACCGCAGCTGCACGCAGGGAAGCAACAAAAGTATCTCAGCTGATCGAACAGTCCAAACAACTTGTAGCTAAATCAATCTCAGACATCACACCATGACTATCGAAAAACAAACCGAGTTTCTTCGTCTTGTTAACAACGAGCCATTGGTTCTCGCTGTCTCTGCACTGTCAGATTTTCTCTGGGATGACTTCGTAAGAGAGACGAGGCCTTCTGTCACATACTTAATAAACCAGTACGACTTTGTTCAGCTTTCTCGTTTCGGCAAAGAGCTCTTCGACTATCTGTACAACGGAGAGGTGACCACGCCTCTCATCACGTTTGATGCACTAGAGAATTACTTCCGTCAGAAACAAAACGGAGACCCGGTTACTCTCCCTGAGGGTTATAAACCAGAAAACTCTCTCTGGTATGGCTTATTTGCAGACGTAATTAGCTCACCAGCATGGGAATACATT